CGCACTCATGTACCTGCTGTCGCGGATCGGAACGTAGATGGACCCATCCCAGATCAGGCGGCGGATCGACGCCTACGAGGAAACGCATCCGCCATTGACCCGCGCCGAACGCGAGTTGATCGCCCAGCGCGCTCCGTATCGCCAGAACGAGCAGCCGCAAGCGCCCGCCCGGCGCTATCCGCTGGGCGTGGACGCGGATCCGCACGCCGGCCACCGGACCGCTCCGAACCGCAAAGCGGTGATGTACGTCCTCAATCTGCTCTGGTCGAGCCCGGATGCGTTCGCGGATAGGACGACCTCGCGCGAGGGATCCTCTGCCGTGGGCCTGCCGATCAACGGCCGGATGGTCACGCGGATCGAGGTCACTCAGGCGGTCGCCGCGTTGCAGCATGACCGGGCGGACTGGTACTATCCGCTCTGGTGGGTCTATGGACGGAATTATGATATTCCGATCGCGGCGAGCCAACTGGGGATCTCCGAGTCGACGCTGAATCGACGCATCCGGGATGGACTACATCGGTTGATCGACGATTTGTGGCGGTAAATAGGGAGTTTGACAGTTTTGACAGTTTTGACCTTGACTCGCGTGTCAAGAGGGTTTACGGTGTAGGCTGGACATCTTGAACGCATCGTCGATTGTGTCCCACATGGGTTGTCATTCGTGCCGACAAGGAATCCGAGTCCCCCCTGGCGTAGCGATCCCATCATCCTCGACCGCCTGACCAAAGTTGAAACGCTCCACCTCCAGGGAGCGCACGATACCGAGATCGCCGCCGCACTCGGCATTGATCGGCGGACCGTGTACCGCGACTTGGCGCGCCTCAAGGTCTTCTGGCAGGAGCGCGCGGGCGACAAGGTCCAGGAACAGAAAGAACGATCCGTCGCGGTCTACCGGAACGTCCAACAGGCTGCCTGGCAGGAGTTCAAGACCGCTCGTGCCACGAGTCCGAATAAACCCGCTTTCTTGAACAACATTAAGACCGCTGAGGACAGCATCGGCAAGGTGCTCGGACTCGAAGCGCCGGTCAAGGTCGCCTCCACCGACCCGACAGGAACGATCGACTATGCCGGCCACGCTCTCGCGCTCCGAGCCGCCGAGCTCCACTACCTCGCGGCTCTTGGCCTCAAGCCCGGTGATCTGGGCGAGCGAGAAGGCGACGCTGATTCACCCGATGCGCGGGCGTATCCCCTTCCGACCCTATCCCTTTCAGGCCCGCTTCCTGATGGATCGGTCGCCACGGCGTCTGATCGTGAAAGCGCGGCAGATCGGGTTTAGCCAGGTCATAGCTCTCGAAGCGATTCACGAAGCGATTTACCGGAAAGACTCGACCATCCTACTCGTCTCCCGTAATGGGGACATGGCAACCAATCTCTTAGCCTACTGCTATGCGGCTATCTCCGATTGCCTCGACGATGTTCCAAAACTTACGAAAACGAACGAGTCCGAGATGGGCTTCGCCAACGGATCGCGGATTAAGAGCCTGCCCGCGAACCGGAGCACTGGCCGCGGCTTCGCTGGGCGCTCGGTCTACCTCGACGAATACGCTTACCAGGAATACGCCGCCGAGATTTACCGGGGCGTCTCGCCGATCCTGGGCCACGGCGGACGACTCACGGTCTGCTCGACCCCCGACGGCCGCGGCAACCATTTCTACCAGCTCTACGCCGGGATCGACGGTGGCCGATGGTCGCGGCACGTTGTGCCCTGGCGTGAGTGTCCGACCTATGACCAGGCGTGGTACGAGCGCGAGCGGCCGAAATATACCGCGGCGAGCTGGGCATCGGAATACGATTGCGACTTCGTCGCCTCCGGCCAGGCGGTCTTCAACACCGCCGACGTCGAAGCGTGCGCGGATGGTTGGAAGGGCCTGCACGGGCCAGAGCTGAACCGCCGCTACGTGACCGCTTGGGACATTGGCCGACGCAACGATGCGACGGTGGGGATTACGCTCGACGTGACCGATCCGGTTTACCAGATCGTCGCCTTCGAGCGCATGCTCGGCGTGCCGTTCCCGGTCCAGCAGCGAGCGATCGAGGCGCGGGCCCGGTTGTATCGTGGCGAAACCTACATTGAGTCGAATAACCAGGGCGATCCGGTCATCGAGAATCTGGCCGTGCCGGTCTTCGCCTGGACCACGACCGCCCGGACTAAAGAGGCGATGATAACCTCTCTGGTCCTGGCCCACGAGCAACGGCGCTTCAGGCACGGGATCGACCAGCTGAAGTTGGAATGCCTGATGTACCAATGGGATGACCGCGCGATTATTCAGGATGCGGTGATCGCCGCCGCCATTGCGGTCCACTGTGCCGAGCACCAGGCCCCGGTTGACGAGGTCGTCACCTATGACGAGTACGTGAATATTTCTCCGTATTAGCTGAGGTCCCCTTGCCCAACTACGTCGAATCTTCGACCGGCCTGCTGGCGCCCCAGCCCTGGCCGACGAATGGCCGCGTCCACGAGTCGGATGACGGCTACCGCTCGGTCGGCCTAAGCGAGCGCATCGCCGAGCTCGAGTTTGCGACCGAAGATGCCATGTGGCTCCGCGAGGCCGCGTACAACGATCGCGACTTCAGTCGCGACGGACTCAAGCGCATCCTCCGCCTCGCGCGGCTGTCGTACCTCAAGAACCCGCTGATCCAGCGAGGCGTCAACGTCCAGGCGTATTACGTCTGGGGGCAGGGCGTTGACATTCGGTCGCCCGATGACGAGATCAACCTGGTCGTCCAGGCGTTCCTCGCCGACAAGTCGAACCAATCCGAGCTGACCAGCCACGAAGCGCGCATGTCGCGTGAAAAGGAATTGCACGTCACCGGCAATCTGTTCTTCTGCTTCTTCACTCGGCCGGCGAGCGGCACCGTGCGGGTCCGGTCGATCCCGGTCGATGAGGTCCTCGAGATCATCACCAACCCGGACGACGGTCAGGAGCCGTGGTACTACAAACGCCAGTACACCCGGGCCATCCTCGACGTTCAGAACGGCATCACCCGTGACAACATCGAGATCGCCTACTATCCCGACTGGCGTTACCAGCCGGCCACCCGGCCCGCGACGATCGGCACATCGACGGTCCATTGGGATATTCCGGTGTATCACGTCAAGACGGGTGGGTTGCGCGATATGCGCTTTGGCGTGCCAGAGATTTACGCCGCGCTCGACTGGGCTCGCGCGGTCAAGTCGGACCTCGAAGACTACGCGACCGTCAAGCGCGCGCTCTCCCGCTTCGCTTGGAATATGACGACCAAGGGGGGCGCGAAAGGCGTTGCCGCGGCGAAGACCAAAATGAATACGACGATCGGGACCACGAGCGACGCATTTATCGAGACCAACCCGCCGCCGGGCACGGGATCGATGTTCATCGCTGGCGAGGGAACCCAGCTCAACCCGATCAAGACCGTCGGCGCGCAACCGAACACCGACGAAGGCCGCCGACTTTGGCTCATGGTCGCCAGCGCGATGGGATTGCCTGAAACGTTCTTCGGCGAGGCAAGCGTGGGATCTCACGCGACCGCCAAGACGCTCGACCGGCCGACCGAATTGAAGATGCGCGACCGTCAGGTGCTCTGGTCGGACATCTTCAAAGACATCCTGGCCTTCGCCATCGAACGGTCCGCGGCCGCACTCGGCGGCACGGTGCAGGGGACGTTGACCTACGATCAGGACGGCGAGGAAACGTGGGACTACGGGCTGAACCCGGAGACCGGCGATGAGCGCTCGTCGATCGTCGAGGTCAACTTCCCGCCGATGCTCGAGCGCGATGCTAAAGAGCGCGTCGAGGCGGTCGTGTCGGCGGTCACGCTCAACGGATTCGGATCGGCCGGCACGTTCGACAAGCAGACCGCGGTTCGGCTCCTCTTGCAGGCGCTCGCCGAAGACGACATCGACCAGATGCTCGACCGGCTGGCTCCCGAGGAGGGTATGCCGCTTCTGCCGCCCGCGCCACCCGTCGAGCCCGCATCGACCAGCGCGCGACGACTGGCGTCGACGGGGCAGGGCGGCAGTGCGGAGAAGGGCGGCGGCGCGCCGACGGCGGCGGACGCCCGCGCTAATAACGAAGCGGCGATGGTCGAGGCGGTCCGGGAGATGCGAGCCAGCTTGCAGGCGCTCCTTGCTGGCTGAGAACCGGCGAGCCGCGGCCACGGCAACGCTCGCCATCGTCGAGCGCTTTCTGAGCGATGCCGCGCCGTTGATTCGCAATCGAAAGCTCGGTCATCTCGTCGACCGGGCCGACCGTAAAATAGCGGCGGCATTTCGCCAGCAAGGGCAGATGTTCCTCGAAGGATTCGCCCGGCTCCGATCCGCCTTTCGCGAGACTGAGTCGACGAATGACTGGCAACGGGCGTTCGATACCGCCGCGCTCATGGTCGATGCACTCCTGATCGACGCGATCGACGAGCTCGCGTCCGCCTCCCTGCTGGCAGGTGCCACGGAGACGCTGGCTGACCTGGGCGTGACCGTCTCGCGTGTGCCGATGCTGACGGCTCCGGCAGCCGACGTGACTGCGACGGTCGGCGTCTCGTTCGACCTCGCCAATCCGCGCGCGGTGCATTATCTGACGCGGTACGGCGCGGATCGAGTGCGCCAGATCGACGAGACGACGCGCGCCCAGATCCGCACGATTGTCACCGACGGCGTCGATCAGGGACTCAGTTACGACACCATCGCCGGCCAGCTCCGGCAGGCGTTCGCGACGATGAGCGCCGAGCGGGCGCGACTGATCGCGGTGACCGAAGCCGGGAACGCCTACAGCGCGGGGAGTTTAGCCGCCGCTCAAGAATTACAGGCGGCGGGCGTGCCGATGCTGAAGTCCTGGCTGACGGTTCACGACGAGCTCGTCGACCCGAACCAGTGCGAGCCGAACGAGGCCGAGGGCTGGATTCCGCTCGATCAAGTCTTTCAATCGGGCCACGATCGGCCGTTAGCGCACCCGAAGTGCCGTTGCGTCCTTCGGCTGAAGCGCGCTCCGGGAGTCTGAATGTCCGACATGACCACGACGACCGGCGCGCGCCGGTGCCAGCTCTCCGCCGCGATCGAGCAGGCGTGTGGCTGCGTCGTGGATTTTGGCGTGGTCTCGGATGGGTTCGCGACCGGCAACGCGCCGATGCGGATGTGGCGAGTACTGTTCCCTCCGAAGCCGCGTTACATCAAGCGCTGTCAGAATGATCCGCGCCACGTCTCGCTTGACGAGCGGGCGCGCTTAGCCGCGATGCAGAAAGGATAAGACGATATGGCAACCTGGCGATTAACGGTGCACGGCGACACGCCCGGCGATGCAGCCGGCAAGGACGCCGAGGCGCAGATTCCTGCCGCACTGGAAGCGTTCGTCGCATCGCTTGAAGCGATCGCGGGCACCGGCGTGTATCTGGTGCAATTCGAGGGATCGGCGGAGTTCCAGCGCTTGCGCGGCGAGGACCTCACGATGGTCGGGGATGCGCCGGCCGTGACCGAACCAGTCGTAGCGACGGAAGGAGTCTAAGTTGGCAAATCCGATGGTCGTCAACGCGGGCCTCGCAATCTTCAGTAACCTCGTCTCCGGCCTTGGTGGCACCGTGCCCAAGTGGATCGGCCACGGGGTCGGCGTCGTCGCGCCGGCGGTCACGGATACCGCGCTGGGCACGGCCTCGGCTGATGCGCGTGCGGTCGGAACGCCGACGCGTGTGACCACGACCGCGACCAACGATACCCTTCAGGTGGTCGGAACCGTCTCCAGCGGCTCGACCCAGGCAATCACCGAGTCGGGCACGTTCGACGCGCTGACGACCGGCAATATGGCGAATCGCGGCACCTTCGCTGCGCTGAACCTGATCAACGGGGATTCCATAACGTATACCTGGAAGACCCAATGGACCGGCGGATAAATCATGCAGCAGTACGTTATCTCGCCCGTCATCGGCACCGGCACCGATGCAGACCCGATTCGACTCAATGCAACCGATCAGATCGCTGGCGGATCGAGCACGTCGATCATTCCGAGCAGTCCGACGACCGGCTTGCCGCTGTTTGCCTGGGGCATCTGCATGGTCGATGCGGTCGATCTCACGACCGTGGTCAACGACACGACGAATCATCCGTTGCCGCAGATCACGCTTGACGCGCTCTGGTCCACCGTGTCGCACGCGATCCAAACGGCGGTTCAGTCAGAAATGACCACGCTCGGAATCTCGACGGCGTTTATCAATCATCAGACGACGATGCGCCAGATCGTCAACGCCATCGGTCAATTCCTCGACACCCATTTCGACGCCAACAACTTCTCGGCCTAGCCGTGCAGATCCTCTCGGACAACACCGTGGACACCGCGGGCGTGCTCCTCAACGCTCACGCGCCGCAGGTCGGGGGATCGTGGATCAAAAACACGGTCACGACGGGCACCGCGGGCATCTCCAGCGCGAATCGGATTCGCCAGATGACGACCACCGCCCCGATCTATTACGTGAGCAACGTCCCGGCCGGGCCAGATCAGGTGATGGCGGCGGATATGTTCATCGCGTCGATCACGACGACCACGGGTGAGATGGGACCATCTTTGCGCTTAGACACGGCAGCAGACACGAGTTATATCAGCGGCTATCGGGGATCGACTCTCTCGTGGGTGATTGCCAAATCTGTAGCAGGCAAAGGTACTATCCTGGCAAGCGCCGCGGCGACCTTAACCGTGGGGAACACCTACACCCTGACGTTCTCGATTGTCGGCTCGGCTCTCACACTCCTGGTCAATGGCGTCTCGACCGTCACGGCGACCGATAGCACGATCACCGCGGCCGGACGAGTCGGGGTACGTTTTGGGGCAGGGGCGGCCACGGATACGACGAGCTATCACCTGACCAACCTGAGCGCCGACGACGGCGCAATGCAGCCGAACGAGTATCAGACCCGTCAAAACTTCACCGTCTACAGGATGTGACCGATGGCCAGCCGCCTTTACGTCGTCAACCTGACTCGGGTGGCATCGACCACGGCGCTGACCTTGATTCAGATCGTGGCGGGCGCAAGCTCTGGCTTGGAGATCGTCTCGGCCAAGGTCGCCCAGCACCTTTCAACGACGAGCACGATGGTGCCGGTGCAGATCAATTTCAAGAGCGCGGCGGCAACCGTGGCCGCGTTCACTCCAATCCCCATTGCTCGTGGCGATAACGCGGCCAAGGCGGTTGGCGGCACGACGGCGACCGGCATCACCGCGTCAGCCGAAGGCACCGATAGCGACATTGTCGAGCAAGACGTGTTTAATTTTCTGGCACCCTGGCTCTACTTGCCGGTGCCCGAGGAGCGCATTCCGGTGCCCCCTAGCGGCATTGTTGGCTTGAAGCTGCCAGTTGCTGTAACTGGCACGTTCACCGCCCAAGTCAAGTTCCGAGAGCTGGAGTAAATGCCGGGCGGGGTCTATCGCCAACCGCCCCGACCGAGTGTGCGGCGTCCGAGCATCCTTCCGTTTCTGAGCGGCGGGCCAGCCGCCTACTTTCAGACCCTCGTCGCGGTTTCGGCCTCGGTCGCCACGGTTGCGCGCGGCATGACCCGCATCCTCGGGGCGACCAGCGCGGGTATCGCGGCGCTTGTCCGCGCCCCGAGTCGGATTCTCGCGGCAACGTCGGCGGCGACGGCCAGCATCATCCGTGGTTCTGGTCGCATCCTGGCCGCCACGTCGGCATCGGCAGCGAACCTGCTCCGCTCGCCGGGACGTACCCTCTCCGCCGTGAGCACATCCGTCTCGACCCTGGGGCCACGCCTGCTCGCCCGGAGCCTGACGGCGGCGAGTGCGAGCACGGCCACCATCGGACGCGGCCTGACCAGGCTCCTGGCCAGTACGAGTGCGGGCCTGGCGACAGTCAACAAAGCAATCCCGCGAACGCTCAGCGCCGCGAGTGCGGCAACGGCAACTATTATCCGTGGTCCTGGTCGGACTCTGGCAGCGGCGAGCGCGAGCGCGGCGAGTCTTGGACCACGCGCACTCACCCGGATCCAAAGCACAACCTCTGCATCGTCGGCCACGATCGGCCGTGGTCTCAGCCGCGTCCTATCGGCAGCGAGCGCGAGCCTGGCCACGGTCGCATCCGTCGTCAATGGCGGCGCGCACGCTTTCACGTTGACCCTGGCCGCGACGAGCGCCGGTCTGGCAACAATCACGCGCACGCCGGGTAAAGTCCTCGGGGTCGTATCGGCTTCCCTGGCAACGCTACCCGTTCGAGCCGTCGGCCGACTCTTCGCCACCACGTCACCCGGGGGGGTGACGATCCAACGCGCGCTGTCCCGAACCCTCTCGGCGGTGAGCGCCCAGGGCACGCGGACCGCGCTTCAATTCGCCGGCGGGGTCACGACCGACAACGTGGCTGTCTCCGGGATGACCGCGGTCGGCACGCTCTCGCAGATGACGACTGCCGGGTGGCTGTATATCCGGTCGTCGGGTGGCGGCACCGGCGGACGGGTGCTGGTCCGAAACGGCCTGGCTTTTCAGTGTTTCGGGACGCCTGATCGACTGGGATACGCCCAGCAGACGAATGGCACGAACGGGCTATGGACGATCGACACGTCGGCGCTGTTGAATCGGTGGATCCACGTCGCGCTGACCTACGACAACAGCTCGCTCGCGAATGTCCCGGTGTTCTACGTCAATGGTGTGGCCGTCACCGTCACGACGGTGGCGACACCGACCGGAACGCTGGCGTCGAGCGCCAATACGCCGATCGTCATCGGCAATACGACGTCGACCGGCAACCGCGCGTTTGACGGCTATCTCGACAATCTGGCGTTGTACGGTCGTCTGCTCTCGGCGGCGGAGATCCTGTCGCTCTACCAGGGCGTCGAGCCGTCCACGACCAGTCTCCAGCTTCGCTACCGCTTCGACGAGGGCAGCGGCACGACGGCACTGGACTCGGGGCCGAATGGCTACAACGGGGGGATCACCGGGGCTACCTATGTCGCGGGCGTCTACCCTCTTTTCCTAACGCGCGCCGTTGCGCGCACCGAGGCCGCGGCGAGCGCCGCCATCGGCACTCTGCTCCGAGTACCGGCCAGGACGATGACGACGGTCGCGGCCAGCATCGCGACGGCCTCTCGCTCACCGTCGCGCTTCCTCTCTGCCGCGAGCGGAAGCCTGGCGACCGTGAGCCGGCAACTGGCCAGGACGTTCAGCGGATCAGCCGCGAGCGCGGCGATGGTCTTGCGGCAGGTGGCGCGTTCTCTCAGCGTCTCGGCAATCGGTACGGCAACCGTGAGTCGAGCATTCGGGCACGTCCTCGCGGCGGTCGCGGGAACAGCCACGAACCTGACGCGCTCGATCGGGAGAACGCTCGCGGGCAACGCGGCCACGAGCGCCCTTCTGGCTCGCCAGAGCGCGCGTACCCTCGCCGCGGTCAGCAGTGCATCGGACACCGTGAGTCGTCAGATGGCGCGGTCATTCAAGGCCGTGGCCGCGAGCCTCACCCGTCTCCTGAACGGCAATCATCCGCCGCTCGTCGAGCCTCTCCGGATGATCGGCCAGGCGGGATTGACCCGACTCGCCGGTCTGTTCGGACAGACCCGAGTCAGCGGCTCCACCGGCAAGACGGATCTTGTCGGCGTCGGCGGACGGACCAGTGACTCAGGAAATAGCGGTCGGACGAGGGACGGATGACGATACCAGATTTCACGATCGGCCAGGGCGATACTTTGCCGGTCCTGACGCGCACACTCGACGACGTCAACGGACCAATCGACCTGACGAACGCCACGAGCGTGACGCTGATTCTCCGCTCGAAATGGCTCAACGCCTTCTATCTATCGGTCGCCTGCGCGATCCTCACCCCGAAAACGGCTGGGAATATCTCGTATGGCTGGCAGCCGACCGATACCGCTCTGGTTGGTGACTACCTGGCCGAATTCCTGATCATCTTCGGCGATGGAACGCGAGTCACGATTCCCAACAGTCCGGCGAAAACGTGGATTCAGATTGTCGCCACCTAATCAATAAATAGGAGATACACCCGTGAACAAGACCGACCTCCAAGCCCTGATCGACGAGACCCAGAAAGGACGCGACGCGCTCTTTTCCTCAATGAATAGCCGCACCACGCAAGGGGACGCGGATCGTGCCGACATCGTCGCGGCGCAGGCCCGCGTCGACGAGGCCGCGCGGAATCGCCAGGCCGCGATCGACGACCTGACCAAGCGGAATCAGGTCGAGGCCGACGCAGAAACGGCGGCGCAGCAAGCCGAAGTGGACGCCGACAACAAGGACATCACTGACCAGACCGATACCCTAACGCTGGACCAGCAGGCGCTCGATGCGATTGACGCGGCCCTGGCAGGTCTCAAGACTCTTTTGGGCCAGGTGCCGGCTGCGCCAGCTACGCCGCCGCCGAGCGGGACGATCGCCCCGACGCCGAGTGTTGTACCGAACGTGGTGACAGCCAACCCGGCTGGAACCGTGGCGATCGCGGATACGAAGTCATCCGGTCCAGTCATCGTCGGAGGAACCTCCAAGAACATTGGCGGCAACGTCGCGGCGAGCGGACCGACGAAGTAGAACACATCCGGGCGGCGCGTTACCTCCCGTCGCCTCTCCTCTTCTCTCCTTCCCGGCCCGGTGGCGCTGGCATGACACCGGGCCTTTCTTTCTGCCAATAACCAACGCCCAAGGAGGCGCACAGATGCCCACGATAGCCGAGGCAATCGGCCAGCTTCAGAGTGACGCCATCCGCGGGCAGTTCGCCGACGTTGTCGAGGCCGGCAAGCGCCACAACGCGACCGACGCCACGATGATCCAGGCGGTCCACGATCACGCGATGGCGCTGGGCGCCGTCTGTCCCGATCCGGACGGCGATGATACCGGGAAGGCGACGCCACCGGGGATCACGAAGGAAAGCGCCCAGCCGGTCGAGTTGACCGGCGATCTCGTCAGCCTCAGCGAAGGCGCGGTCCGCAAGGACGGCACCGTCTCCATGAAGCTCGTCAGTCCCGGCTGGGGCTCGAGCGGCCATTACTCCGCCGACGTGCTCAAGCGCGATGGTCCGGCCGCGTTCCCGCGAGGCACCAAATCCTATTGGGATCATCCGACTCCGACTCAGGAAGCCGAGCGGCCCGAGCGCAGCCTGCACGATCTCGCTGCCGAGCTCATCACCGATGCGCGGTGGGAGGACAACGGCAAGACCGGGCCCGGCTTGTACGCCGACGCGAAGGTCTTTGGCTCCTACAAAGAGGCCGTCAACGACCTCGCGCCGCACATTGGCGTGTCGATTCGGGCGACCGGCTCCGCCAAAAATGGCGAGGCGGAAGGTCGGAAAGGCCGGATTATCGAGGCGATCACGGCGGGTAAATCCGTCGATTTCGTAACCGTTCCCGGGCGGGGCGGCGAGATTGTCAGCTTATTCGAGGCAGCGCGACCAATTGATGGATCGATGCATTCTCATCCCTTCACCGGAAACCAGATAGTCAGCTTATTCGAGACAGCGCGACCAGGGGACCTGGCGCGGAAAGGAACCGATCCCGTGGAATTGCAGGAAGCCCAGGTCGCGCTCGCCGAGTCGGAGCGCAAATTGAGCGAGGCCAACGCGACCAATGCGCGACTTTCCGAGGCATTGCTGCTTCGGGATGCGCGCGACTTCGCCACGGCCGAGCTCGCCAGCATCGACCTTCCGCCGATCAGCCGGACCCGGATCGCCGAGTCGCTGGCGCGTGAGCCCGTCGTCAAGGACGGCAAGCTCGACCAGGATGCCTACCGCGCGAAGATCAAAGAAACCGCCAAGAGCGAGATGCAGTATCTCGAAACCGCGACCGGACGCGGCGCGATTCGCGGGATGGGCACGGCGGCGCCGACGTCGAGCGATACCCAGTCGATGGACCGGATGGCCCGGTCGTTTCAGGATCTCGGCTTCTCCGAGTCGGCCGCGAAGCAAGCCGCCGCCGGTCGCAGCTAATTTCGTCGTAGAAAGGATCGAAAACAATGGCAACGAATCGCGCGCGAGCGGACGGCCGGTATTTCAACCTGGTCGTCACCGCTGGCAAAAAGTCGGGTGACCCGGTCGTCGTCGGCAACCTTTACGGGGTCTGCCAGATCGACGCCGATGCGGTCACGAACACCACGACACTCGACAGCAAAGGCGTCTATAACCTGCTGGTCAACGGGATCGACCAGGTAGGCAACAGCGCCGTCGCGGTGGGCGACATCGTCTACCTGACTGCCGCCGATACACCGCCCATCTCGAAGAAAAATACCGGCGTCCGCTTCGGCTATGCGCTCGATCCGGTCGTCTCTGGGGTGAGCACGACGACGATTCGCGTGAAGCTCGGGTACTAACGCTCGCCACGTCTCTCGCTTTGGCGCTCTCGACCACGAGGGCGCTTTTTTATTGGCCGTAGAAAGGATCAATCCAATGGAATTTCTTCAACTCCTGGAGACCGTGAGCCAGGACAAGGCGAGCGTTCAGGCCCTCTTCGGCGGCGAAGGCCGCTCGGCCGGGAGTCTCCGCCGCCAGGACCCGCGCTACCTCGCCGCGATCAGCGAGGCTGCCGGCTTCATCGCCGACGTGTACAAGGGCCGTCGCCCGTTGTATCAACTGCAAGAGGCGATGACCACCAGCGACTTCCCGTACCTGTTCGGCGACGTGCTGGACCGCCAACTGTTGCAGAACTACCGCGACACCAACGCGACCTATCGGAACTGGTGTCACATCTCGACCGTGACTGACTTCCGAACCGTTCACCGCTTTGCCATCAACGGGGCAGAGGCGACTCTGGCGATCGTGCCCGAGCAAGACGAATACCCCGAATCCAAGCTGACCGACCTCCAGTACGCCTACAAGGTCTCGAAATATGGTCGCCGGATCCCGTTCTCGTGGGAAGCGATCATGAACGACGACCTGGGCGCATTGCGCGACATTCCGATGCGCTTCGGCGTGGCGGCGCGGCGCACCGAGGAGAAGTTCGCGACCCAGCTCCTCGCTGGGGCAGCCGGTTTCAACAGCACCTTTTTCACGGTCGGCAACAAGAACATCATCAATCCGACGAACGGCGCGATCGGTGGGATCGTCAATCCGCCGCTCTCGATTGCCGGGCTCCAGGACGGTTTCGCCGTGCTGGCTCAGCAGAAGGACCTGGACGGCGAGCCGATCTTCATCGACGCGGTCGAGTTGATCGTGCCCCCCGCGCTCGAAGTGTCGGCGCTGAACATCCTGAACGCCACGGAGCTGTGGCTATCCGGCGCCGGTGGCACCGCGACCGAGCAGGTCCACGTCGCGAACTGGATGAAGAATCGGATCCATCTGAACGTCGATTACTATCTGCCAATCGTCTCGACGACGAACGGGAACACGACCTGGTACATGGTCGCGAGCCCGAAGACCGGACGACCGGCCTTCGAGATTGGCTTCCTGCGCGGCCACGAAACGCCGGAAGTGTTCATCAAGAATCCGAACCAGCGACTCGTCGGCGGCGGCGAGGATGCGATGCAAGGGGATTTCCTCAACGACTCGATCGAGTACAAGGTGAGATCAGTTCTGGGAGGAACAGCACTCGACACAAAAATGGCCGTGGCGTCGAACGGAAGCTCGGCGTAATGCTCCCTCCCGCGCGTGATGGCGTGGAGCAGCGACTCGACGCCATCCTGGCCGAGCTCCGCGCCATCCGGCTCGCTCTCCAACCAAAGCAGACCGCTCTCCCGCCAACGACCAAGACGCAACCGCCTAGACGCCTCGCGTCGAAAGGAGCCTGACCGATGGCTCGTAGTGTTCTTGCCGTTCAGCCGGCCGTCGTGGCCGGCCTCAACGCCGCCTTCACCGCGGCCGACGCGCTCGGCCACACCATCGTCAATAACGGCCGGACCGCCCTGATCGTGAAAAACGGTTCGGCCAGCTCGATCAACGTCACGATTACGCCGGGAGGCACGGCTGGCGGTTACGTCGTGACGCCGGTCGTCGTGGCGATTGCCGCCGCTGAGGAGGGGTATATCGGCAGCTTCCCGGCGTACCCGTTCAACACGACCGGCGGCTTAGTCCAGGTCGACTTTTCCGCCGTGACGTCCGTCACCGTGGCCGCGATCAGTCTCTAATGTCGGTCACCTATAACCTGGGGACCGATGTTGGGGTGACGCGACTGATCATCTCCGACTCCGACGTGGCGAACCCGATCTTCCAGGACGAGGAGCTCGCCGCGTTCCTGTCGATGGAAAACGACAACATCAAATTGGGCGCGGCGCAGGCACTCGACACCATCGCGACCAATGAAGCCCTGACTCAGAAGGCAATCAAGATCCTCGACCTGACGACCGACGGCCCAAAGTTGGCCGTCGCCTTGCGCCTGCACGCGACGAGCTTGCGGGCCCAGGTGAGCGCCGACGAAGCGGCCGCGGAAGCGGGAACAGACTTCGACTGGGCCGAGATGGTCGAGAACGTCTCGGGCGAACGGGAACGGCTCGTCGAGCAATTCCAGCGGGGAGCGGTCTGATGGCCTACGGCTTTGTCGTCACCGTCTCGGGGACCCGCGACCTGGCCGCGAGGCTGGGCGCGCTTTCCGACTCGGGTGCGACCCTCGCGCTCCGGACGGCGACCCTGGCCGGCGCGCAGATCGTCGTCAACGCGGCCCAGGAAGCCGCTCCGGTGCGAACCGGCACGCTTCGCCGGTCGATCCATTCCGAGGTCAAAGAGGTCGATCGGGTCCATTGCGATGTTCAGGTCGGGACCGATCTCGACTACGGACGGATGATGGAGGAAGGCACGCGACCGCACATCATTGAGCCGCGCAATAAAGCGGCGCTCTGGTGGCCGGACGCGCTTCACCCGGTGCGGCTCGTCCACCATCCGGGCACGGCCCCGCGGCCGTTCCTGGTGCCGGCACTCCTCAAGAACGAGCAGAAGGTGAGCGATGAGATTGTGAATACGCTCAATCTCCTGGTGCTGCCGTGAACAGTCGGCCGGCGACGTTCCCGGCATTTCTGTACGACGACGTGATGAACGTCTTCGGAGCCGACGCCAATACCGGCGCGTACACCGTCGTGACCGCGACCGGGCTCCCCTGCCGCCTCGCCGAAGCGAGCCGGTACGACACGATGGCGGGCTTGAGCCGCGCGGAAGGGATCGAGTCGCGGGTGCTCATCGTGCAACCGACCACGATTCTCGATCCGCTCAGTCAAATCATGGTCAATGGCCATCGGTGGAACATCAAAGCGGGCACCGATCGCCTGGCGCGCGGGCCAGCGGGTGAGACGGTCTATCGTTCCTACGACGTGGCCCACGCGAGCACGCCGGGCGAGGGGATCGGAGTCTGATGCCCTTTGACACGCTCGGACCGATGTCCTATCTGCTCGATCTCCTCACCAACCTGGAAGGACCCGACGGTTCGACCATTCTCCAGAGCGTGACGATGGGCGCGCCGCTCGCCTTCCAAGATCGCGTCTCGGCCTTCGTCGCGCTCGGGGAGCAGCAGATTTCCGACGTGACGTTCGGGCTCGTCCAGCGCGACACGTCCTACTACATCGGCATGGGCTACCGGATGCCGCCGAATCAGGCGATCGCGGAAACGACCCTAGCCAACGCGATTGATGCATTCATCGCGGCCTTCTATCGCGACCGCACGCTCGGAGGCACCGTGCCGGGCAAGATCGCCAGCGAGCTCGATCTGAGCCTCGCGAAAGTCCCGGCCTATCAGACGGTCGCGGATCAGTCGTATCGAATCTACGCCCTGCTTGTGCGGGTGCGTCAAACGTGGAACACGCGCGCGTAAGCGCACAAGCGAACAAGGAGTCATCAAGTGGCATTCAGTCCTGGATATGACGCGGTAATTCTCGTGAACTCGGTCGATATCTCCGCCTACACCGAAAAAGTGACGGCCGCGATCAAACGCGCGGATATGCAACTGCCGCGCCTCGGCGCCAATCAGGTCGCGCGCCTGGTCGGACCGGCCCAAACCGACCTGACGATGAATGGCTGGATCGATCCGACGGTGACCGCCGTCTTCCATCCGCTCTCGGTCGCCACGACACCAGCCACCGTGCCGATCTCCTACAAACCCGAAGGCACCCTCGGCGCGGACACGCGGACCGGCACGGCCTACCTGCTCGACTACGACGAGGAGACCGACGCGAAGAACCCGGCGATGTGGACGGCGCATCTGGTCGTCAACGGTGATTGGGCGTAATGGACGAGGAATCGACTCAGGATAGCGCGCCGAAGATCCTCACGCTTGAGGATATTCTCGCAGCGGATGATCTCGAGACACGCATCGTTGATCTGCCGGAATGGGGGGGCGCGGTCAAAGTCCGCGCCCTCTCGCGGGGCGATATCAAGCGCGCCTACCGCGAGGGTACCGACCGCAAGAGCGGTGAGATTAACGTCGATGAAGTCGAAAAGCGGCTTGTCTGCTGGGCAACGGTGAAGCCCGTCATCAACATGGGGGATTTCGCCAAACTAGCAGAGAAGAACGCCGGGCCGGTGGCGCGGATCATCGATGCCGTGTTGGGGCTCTCTGGCGTCGACAAGGCGGCGCTGGAGCGAGCAAGGGAATCGTTTCGAGACTGAACCCGATAAATATTTCGAGCACGAGTTAGCGCTTGAACTCCATATGACTGTTCGCCACCTACGGCGCACGATGCCATCTCAGGAGTTCTCCGACTGGATCGCCTTCTTCGAGGAACGATCCCGGCGGATGGAACACGCTCAGGACCAGGCGAAGAAACGAGCCGACATCGAATCTAGGCGGCGCGGGAGGTGACAGGTGGCAGCATCCGGTAATCTCCTGGTCACCGTTTCGGCCAACATCGGACCAGCCGCTGCATCGCTCGGCCAGCTTCAGAATCAGGTCAACGTGCTCGGGAAGGGCGCGCCTGGCGGGGTCGCCGGCGGCCAGATCAACGCGGTCGGCGCGGCGGCTCAGAACGCGACCGGGCCGGTCAATAATCTGGGCGCATCGTTCCGCGCGACTCAGCGCGCCGGTCTCCTTCTGGCCGGAATCGGCGTGGCCATCGAGCTAGGATTCGCCGGCGCGATCAAGACGGCCAGCGACTATCAAACCGCGATCGCGAAAATCGAGGCGCTGACCGGTACCTCGGCTCAGATCGTCCAGGGCTACAGCGATCAGATTCTCAAGCTCTCCCAGACGGTCGCCAAATCCCCCAAAGACCTCGCCGACGCGCTGTATTTCATTGTGTCCGCCGGTTTCAGTGGCGCTCAGGCGATGAACATTCTCACGATCTCAAGCAAGGGCGCAGTCGGCGGACTCGGCGAGACGAAGGTCGTCGCCGACGCGGTCACGTCGAGTCTGAACGCCTATCATCTCGCGGCGGATCAGGCCAGCCACATTACCGACGTGTTTACCAATGCCGTCGTCCAGGGGAAGATGGAGCCGGCCGCGCTCGCGGCGAACCTCGGCAAAGTGCTGCCCATCGCGGCGGCAACGGGCGTCAGTCTCGAAGAAGTCACGGCCAACATCGCCACGATGAGTCGCATCGGCGCATCCGTGCCCCAGTCGGTCACGGCTCTTATTGGCGTTCTGAATGCGATGGACAAGCCTTCGAAGCAGATGATCGGTGGCCTCAAAGAGATTGGATTGACCGTCGCCGACCTCCGTGCCGAACTGAAAGACAAGGGACTTGCGGGACTCTTGCAAGACGTGATCGGACGCGCCGGTAACAATATCGACGTGCTCGCGCCGATCTTCGGCAACATTCGCGGTCTCAAAGACGTGCTCGCGACGGCGGGAACGCAAGGGGAAGCCTACAACTCCATCCTGGAGTCAATGGGTGGCGTGGCCGGGCGGACTGACAGCGCCTTCCGGACCATGACGGCGACGATTGCGGCGCAGTCGCAACTGTTGAGCAACGCGGCTCAAGTCGTCGGGATCGATTTCACCAAGCTGGTCGGCGGTCCGCTCATCGCCGTGATGCAGTTCGGACGGCAGGTCCTCGAAGCGTTCCACGCCCTGCCCGCTCCGATCCAGGGCGCCATCTTCGCATTCGTCGGGATCGCCGGCGCTGCCGCGCTTGTCGGCGGCGCACTCGTCTTTCTGGCACCCGCGCTCGCGGCTCTCCCCACGGCATTTATGATGATATCGGCGGTTGTCGGAACCGCCGTCATCCCGGCGCTGGTCGCGGCCGCTCCAGTCATTCTCGGAGTCGTGGCGGCGCTGGCTGGGGTAGCGCTCGTTGTGACCCATTGGGATCAGGTCCGGACCGTCGTGGCCGGGGCGCTCAACGCCGTGGCTGACGCGGCCGGCGTGGTGGTGCCCGCCCTCGCTCTTCTTCTGGCTCCCTTTATCGTGGTCGGCCTGGCGGTCTACGCTCTCGCGAAAGCATTTATCGACAACTGGGCCGCGATTCGCGATACCGTGACGTCGACCGTCTCGGCTATCATTGGCGATATCGGCCGACTCCTCCAGGGCATGGCGTCGCTGGCCGGGCCGCTGGATTACCTGACCGGCGGCGCATTCGGGTCGAAGTCCAGTCCGTTCGCCGACAGCATCAATCAGGGGATCGACTCGGTCAACGCCTCGCTTGGCAACATTCCGAGTAGCGTGGCCGATAGCCTTCGTGGGGTTGCGAACGTCGTCAATGCCTCGGACCCATTCGCCGGTCTTCGTCAGCAAGCGAACGACATCATGGGATCGGTCATCGATGCATTCAACGGTAAGGGATCGAACGTACCCGCATCGCCCGGTGCCGCGGTTGAACAAGCTGATCCCAATGCAATCGTCAATGACCAAAACGCCCAGCTCGACGCTCTCAAGAACCAGCTAACCGACGCGCGCGATAACCTCGGCAATCTTCGGGACACGGCCGGCGATGCGACCGCGGCTGCTCACGATACCGCCAATGCTGCACGATTAGCCGGCGAGCAAGCGCGTCAGGCGGGCGCGGCCGGTGCGGCCGGTTTCCGCCCGTTCGCCCAGCAGATCGACGCGGTGGACAAAGCGATCTCTCGGATTCAGTTGGGGCAGCTTGAGAAAGCGTACGCCCGGATTATCAAGCGGCCGATCAATCCGAATCGGCCCACGTCGATGCTGCCTCGCCTTGAGCTCGAAAAGCAAATCCTCGAACACGAGCAGACCATCGCGACGCCGTTTGGTTTTGGCTCGGCCGCAGCGCGAGCGGCGAACCGGGTCCCGCGGGTGCCAACGCTGCCGATTCCCTCGGCCGGACGGAATCCCGCCGTGCTCGCCGAGGAAGACCGGATCCGCGCTCTCACCACGCAGATTCACCAGTACGAGCGGCAGATCGAGCTGACCAAGGCGATCGCGGTGATCGTCGGGAATATCTACGGCAAGCCCGGCGCGTTCGCGGATCTGAATCAGCTGCGGGCGATTAATCCGTTCCGCGATGTCCCGATCCAGCGAGCGGCCGACTCGGGGCGACCCGAGGGATCAGGCGCGGGTGGGGGCGGTGCTCCTCCGGCCGGGGGGATCACCGGTGACAATCTCGACCGTCTGATCAACCCCTACCGCGACTTCACGCGCCAGGTCAAGGCGAGTCTCGATCCGATTCCGCTTAACACTCAGGTCATGCTTGACGCACTGACCAAGACGGTTGCCCAGTCCCATCCCTATGATTCACTCATAGCAAAGGGCCGTGACGCGGTCAGTCAACTGGAAGATATGTTCGGGCCGTTATTGCGTGCGCCGCTGCCGCCAGCTTTCGCGCAATCAGGGAGTCACGAGGGCGGCGGCGGCTTTCAATATCCGTCGCCGGGCGCATCCAGCACGACGACGAACACGAACAACCAGAACTTCAATGCACCGATCATCTCGACCGGTCCCGTCAATAGTCAGGTCGATATGGATGCAGCGGCTCAGAAGGCTATCGATATCATCCTGAAGTCCGGCCCGTCGACGACGAATAGCGCCCCGTCTCAATTGCCGGGGAATAGCAACCCCGGCTATTAGCCAGCGGGCCGCTTGAACATCGCATACACCGGGAATGGCAAAATCCCGTTCGCTCGCGCTGTGGCCACCATACTGACCGCTTCCCACCCCTCGTCACCAAGCGTCGCCAGCATATGGGCGAGCGTTCCACCCGGTTTATCAATCTTCGGTGCGTGACTGAATAAAAGCGCGCGACGCAACCCTACGGAGTCGCCTTCCCATTCGAGGACCGCGTATTCCCATTTCTGCACGAGCCACCTCCGGCCGCGAGCATAGCACGCCGACAGGAGTCCGATGAGCATTCCGACCAGCGACAGTTTCTCTGTCCCAGGCGCGCCGACGGCTAATTTCAACGTGCTCAACATCTCGCCCAGCCAAGCGCGCGAGGCGGCCTACTCCGTCCGCCATGTGCCACACGGGAATTACAACATTGTCCAGACCGGCGGACGGAAACACGCTGAACGGCATTTCACGGTTTACGTGCCGGATGAGTCGCAGCTCGCCAACCTCGATGCCTGTCTCGGTCTGATCGGTGGAAGTTTGACGTACCACAAGGGGACGTTCGTGGCGTTCCTGGCGAAATACGACGCGCGGAGCTGGTATTTCAGCGATCAGCAAACGGTAGATTTGACGCTGGTCACGGATGCCGACT